CAAAACGGCGGCAATTAGGATGATTTGGTCACTCGTTATCGTCATCTTCTTCACCTTCTTCCACAAACGGAACAAAGAATCTAGCGAGTCTCTCTTTGACCCTCACTACAGAATGAAACTGATTAGTGCGAGTATCGATTACGTTATACAGTGTCACTATATTCATGACTGTGCCTCCCATGAAAGAGTAGTTGTGCCACTTGCTACTGTTGCCTTGAGAACGTAAGTACCATCCTCTGACGGATTGCTCGGAAGTTCATTCGGAATCACAAGCGGAACGTAAGCGTTCTGTCCGTCTGTCTGCCTCACAATGTAATCTCCTGCTCCGCTAGGACTGTCAGGAGCCATCTCTAACTTGGCTTTGAGATTTGCCGTGTACCTTGTGGTGTGTCCAATAAGCATCGCCACTCCACTCTGCTCTGCTATGACATATTCCTCTGTGCCCCAGTCATCTACCCATTGAGGAGAAGCATAGGGATCTGCGGATTCTGTCTGCACATCTGAAGTGATGTAGTGGACAGTTACGGGATTGCTCTGAAGCCATGTTTTCCAATCCGATACTGTATCAATCACGTTAGAATCTATATTGAAGCACAGCGAACCTGCCCCACTATAACAAGTGCCATATTGCCCTGCCCCGTCCGTTACACTTATGGACGGGAATTTATCGCATACAGTTTTTACACCACCATATGCAGTTGCTGACGATATGGCATCTGCAACATTATAATAAAACTGATGCACTTCAGCAGTAGCCTCATACAGAAGCCACGATTCTCCTGCACCACCATTGAACGTAATTGTCTTAACTCTTCTCGTCACAGTTCCGTCAGCCTGATAAATATCTCCATCGTAATAGAGTTTATTATCTGCATCTAGTTTCGGAATGCCACGCAGAGTCAGAGAGGAATCAAGAGGATAGGAGTGTTCGACATATTCTTCATATTCTCCTGCTCTTTCTCCATCCCAATAGAGAGAAATGCAGATATCGTTTTTGTATGTTGTGCCGTAGCCATAGCACGATGCCTTAAAAAAGACAGCCGTAGACGGTGCGGTTACAGTACTATTGTTTACAGGAGTTCTTGAGATAAAATTCTCGCCACCATCGTACCAACAGATATAAAGTGTGGGTGACGCCAAGAACTTAACATAATAGGTTGCGCCAGCAACGCACTTGCAGTAGTTTTTGCTCCTAATAGATGTGGTGCTTGCTGTCGGCTCTCCTGTCTGTGATAGATATCCATTCTCCCAAACCTCATCCCATTGGTTATACCCCACCATCTTATGAGCAGACAGTCCTGTTACGGAGATGCACTCACCCGCATTGTACGGATAGTACGGCTTAATGAGGTTGCCCCATTGTTTCGCAAGAGCGACTCCCGCTCCTGCTGTTCCCTGTTCTACAGAGTAGATGTAGTCGGCGATTGTGCTACCGAACATTTGGGTGAGGTCGATTGTATTAACTTCTTTAACTTCAACGACTTCACCCGTTGAAAGAGCATTGTCTCCGTACATACGCACGATGTTGAATCCCTTGTTGGTAACAGTATTCTTGAATACAACTTCTTGCCTTGCCCATGAAGAGCCTATCGCAAAACTCGATATTTCAAGGCTTGCACCCAACGAGAATTTGTTAAGTTTCGTTCCCGTAGTGCCTTTATATGTTGCTCCGGCAAAATATATGTGATTCTGTACGACGTCTATTGTTTGTGAAACAAATGCCGAACTATCGCTTGTTACTTCTATCCGCATCACATTATCGGAAACTGTTGCCGTAGCGTGATCTATCGTAAGACTCCAATTTGAAGAGTCTGCAAAATTGCCATTCTGAATCAACTGATTAAACGCAACAGTTCCGCCATGTATCTCATCAAATTCTCTATCCCCTATGTCTATACTTCCACCGCTAGTGCGGAATACATACGGAACAGAATCTTCCTCATAAGTGGAAGAGATAAGTTGCTCGGCTGAACCTACGCTCATCTCATCGTAGTAGCCATCGTCCTCTGCGAGTCCTGTGACAGCTCCCGTCCGTCCATTTACGCTTGTGACAGAACCGTTCGTTACCTCAAGTTCAAATTCGTTTGCCGTTCCGTCATCTTCCGTAATGGTCAGAGTATATGTATCCACCGCACCCACAGTCGCAGTCTTCTCGCAAGTGATAGATGCGATTCCGTTTCCGACTAGGTTAGAGAAAGCGAACGCAAACGTACGGTCAGTGGATGTACCGCCAGCGGTAACGCTGACAGCGGGAGTACCGTATGTTCCAGTAACGGTAGCCGTTGCGCCAGTGATTTCACCCGTATCGCCCTTGTCTCCCTTTTCTACAAGAACGAGCCAATACGTTGTATTGGACAGGGCAGTATTTGCAGGAACGTCTTGAAGGGCAAGGTACGCACCGCCGCCATTGGTAACGATGTCGAGTTTCTTGTAGGTGTTAGTACCGACCCATGCCCCTTTGGGGGTTACTGCGACTTTGCCAAGATTAGTTGTTGTTGCCATTAGATTATCACCTCTAAATATCCATCATTTGTCAGAGCGAAGTTAGCCCCGCTGTACGTGTCATCGTAGGTCATCGACAGGATTCCCGTTGTCGGATTGACCTCAAATGTTGCGTAGTTGACGTTACCCGTCTCTCCCTTTTCTCCTCGTATTGACGGGGGTGTGTACGACCCCTCGTTGAACGTAAGTGTCAACGTGTAGTCGGGATTGAGTTCGGCTTCGGTAATACCGTTGCCGTTCTTTATTACAAACGTGGACGAGATTCCGCTCTCAAAGAGAATCGTGTACGTGTCATACAGACCGCTCGATGATGTCTTTGTTACGGATTCAATCCCGTCCCCGTCATGTACCGTGAAATCGAAGTGACCCTCGTTCATGGTGATGCGGTAGGTCTTGTTTAGGCCGCTTGTGGAAATCAGTTCGATGCCCGTTATCCCGTTTCCCCTCAAGTTAGAGAAAGCGAAGTCTAGGTTAACGTGGTCATCAACAAGGGATTTGGTCACCTCAACGGCGGGTGTACCGAACTGGTCATCCACCGATGCCGTTGCCGACATATTCTCATTGGCTTCCCTTGCTTCCTCTGCGGCAACAGCGTCCGCATGAACAGCGTCAACATAAGCCTCCCACGGTTCGGGTACTTCTCCGATATCCATCATGGAATCGAATACCACCGTAGTGAACGATACGCTGATACGCTTCTGTGTCTCGCCATCGTTAACGTAAAATACTTCAAGTTTGCCGTGACCAGCGTATTGCAGTTCAGTCTCGGTTATCGTGATTGACGTTACGTTCCCGTCCTCATCGTGGGGCAATAAATAAGCGGAGGCATCTGTCGGACGTTTTATCGTCCACCCAACTGACCCCGCTCCGTATGCCTCCACCCAATCGGTGAAATCGTATTCAAAACCATAACCGTACTCTCCCTGCTTCCCCAGCACAACGGCTGACCCGTACGTTACGGGGGGCTTACCGCCCGAAGTCAGTTTGTTCATCTATCTTGCTCCTGTTAAGTTGATAACGAAATCCATTCCAGTCCAGTTCCGTCTGCTTTCATTGCCAGAACCTTACCCGCTTCATCGGGGTCGGGTATCGTTACGCCCCCTATCGTTAACGTCCAGTCGCTCGCTATCTCAAGGGACTCCACAATCTCTGCGACCTTACCGAACGCCGCCGAGGGTAGGTTAACGTTAAGGTTAAACGGAACGGATACGGACGATACCATCAATGTCGCCATTGCGACTGTGCCAACGCTGTCCGTTATCGTTGCCGTAAACATATACGACAAGTCGGGGGACGTGCCGTGCCAGTAATAATAGTTGCCCGAACTGGCTGTCGGCGGTGTATCCGTTCCGCTGATGTCGCACGTTACCACCACCGTTAGGGCGTTGCCCTGCTGTGAAAGGGAACGTGAACCCGTCAGCGTGATTCTGATGTCTCCCGCACTCTCGTTGTTCGTCCACGTACCGCTCTCATATGTTCCTCTCTGTGACTGGAACGTAGTGATACTGGGTGCGGAATAGTACAGAAACGCCTGTGTGACGCTTATCGTTACGGAGCGTCCTCTGCTGTCCGTAACAACGATACGGAACGTCTTGTTTCCGCTGTAAGTGATTACTTCCGTGCGGTATGTGTACGTTCCCGTAGTGGTGTAGTTCACGTTCTCCAGTACCACGGACGTAACCGATGCGCCGCTACCAGCGGAGGGCGTTACCGCCACATCTATTGCGGAGAATCCTGCCACGTACAGGGCGTTCGTGTTAATCCACGTATTGGTGGAATACGGCGTAAGCGTGTACGTTGCTGACGGGTTATAGGTTGCCGTATCGGGAACAGTCAACGTGAACGTTGCAATGTCCCGTCCGATTTCGGTTGTATAGGCTGACGATGAATACGTTATCAGTTCAGCCGTTATTGAACCGCTTGTCGCATTGGGTAGCAACGAAGCGGGGAATACGTAAGTGGACGTGTAGGTCTGCGTAGTGAGTGAATCTACAAGTCCTATTGTCTCGGTAGCAAGTACCGTTGTTCCCTGCAAGAATCTAATCTTGCAATAATATTCCGTCACGAACGCATGGTACGTAACGGTAATAGTATTCGCCACGTCTATATTGGGGACGGAATCGAATACCGAGAACCCCAACGTGGACACGGATGTAGTAGCCGTACCCGCAATCCCGTTGTACGAACGTGTGACCCTTGTTGTCAGAGCGTACGTGCTTGCGGGTGTGAGTCCCGTAATGGTTACGCTTGCGGATGTTCCCTCTGTAGTGGAGAACGTTGTCCAAGTAGAACCGCTGTCGAACGAATACTCAAACTTCTCGCAAGTCTCGCTCGCCACTACTGTGACCGTGAACGATGTCGCCCCAAGATTGGTTATCGTTACGGTCTGTGTAGCCGCCGACCTGTCTATTGACGGCAGTCCACTGATGTATCCAGTAGTTGACCTACTGTTGAAGTGGAACGAGTCGGCGTACAGCGATATGCCCGTGGACGGGAACGTACCATCGGGATTGTGGGTGACAAGGATGTCCTTTGTGCCAAGAGTGGTAGACCCGTAATACTGGCGGTAACTGCCCGTCTTGACCGTAGTGCCGTCAATCTTAAAGGTTGACCAGTCTGAACCGTAGCCGCCCGACCAGTCGGGGTTGCTGTCGTTCAGTATTGCGTAGAGGCGAATCTTTGTTTTGTTGTCACGAGGATACGACTCAATGCGGTCATACTGACCGATGTAGTGCATCGCTTCGGGATAGTTGTTACTGTTAATTCTCGCAAACTCTGTTGCCATCTATCCCTCCGTTAACTCATTGCCGCCACGAACGATAGCGAACCGTTGGCTTGCGGTTTGATAAGCGTAGAACCTATCCTCATCTGCGAGGTGAGGTCGGTAAGAATGAACTCGTTGTTCGTCCAGTAAGCAATCTCATTCCCCTGCGTGTCGCAGAACGAGATCTTGCCACCCGACTGTTTGAGTATCATCCCCGAACCCTGTGTCCTGTCGCCCAACGTGAGCGTCACGACTCCGTTTTCTTCCCCTACGGTGAAGTACGAGGACAGTTCCTTGTTATCCCCTATGGAGATATACTGGGCGTCTACGTGACCCGCTTTAATCAAGTCACCGTTCAGCGTGCCGACCTTAATAAAGTCCGCTACAATCTCGCCGTTGTTTGTCATGGCAAGACCGTACGTGCCGTTGTATCCCGTAGAGGAATACCCCAAGCCCGAAGCATTGAAACGCCAAACCTTATTAGCCAGTGCGTAGTTCTCGTTGTCTCCGAGAATCAGCAACTCATCGGGTTTGCCGTCTCCGTTAACATCCCTCAAGACGATATACCCGCCGAAGTTACCCGTAATGGTTTGGGTGGCGTTGTCTATCGCCGCAAGAGTCGCCGACTGTCGCAACGGCATTTCAATCTGCCGTGCCTGTTGTGCTATCGTATCTGATATAGATGTCCTTGCCTGTCCGACATCTATGTTGGTGTATCTGTCCAATATGACATCGTACTCGATGCCGACTATCTTCGCTTTGCGTGTTACGCCCAAGCGTTTGAAATTGACGGTTATCGTGTCACACAGCATTATCTTTTCCATCAATGCCAGTTCACGGTATTCTTCCGTCATATCCAGTGTAACGAAGTCCACAGACAAAGAGCGGTACGGATTCGCAATGTCGTTCTCGACAATGAACCGTTCCGCTCTCTCCCGTAATTCTTCTACCGTAGGCTTTGTCTCAAACTTGTCCGTGAAATCTATCGCACGTACTGTCGTGTGTTCCACGCCCTCGGCATACAGTATCTTTTCGGGAAGTACCAGTAACTCACCGTCATCACCTTTCCAGTAGGGATATATTCCCGATGACGTGGATTCGATTATCGTGTTGTCTGTGAGTTTGGTTAAGTTCTTCCCGTACTCTATCGTTACGCCGTTGTCTCTGCCTCGTGCCGTCAGCAACGAGCAAGTCCAACCGTCAAACAGCCACTCACCGCCGTAACGGTCTACGATTGAACCGTCACGCCCTGCAAGTAATGACCTCATGGATGACGGAGCAGAGTTGGTGAGCCAGTTGTTGCTCTGCTTGTCCGTATAGAATGTAAAAGGGCAGGGCGTCTCGATATATGATGACCCGTCACCGTTCAAGACCTTGAATGTCTCATAGATATTAGAGGCATGGAAAGGGGATATGGGGATAAACGACAAGTCGTACGATACGTGCTGGCAATTTACTTTTACCACGCCGTTTATCGGACGGCTTATCTTATAGATTCTAAACGGTTGCTCATCCTCGTACGGATTATGCTTGCTCATGACTATCATCCGTACTTCAAGGTTAGAGTAGTTAATGCCCGTCATCGGGTACGTAAACTCAAGTTCAAATATCCCGTTTCTATCCTCACGGACTCTGGCAGTAACTACGTCCGACAGTATCCCTAACCCCAGCGAATCAAAGTTAGTCGCATCTGGGGGAAACAGTCTCATAACTTCCACCACCTCGGAGTAATCGTGACTGACGTGACGTTACCCGTCCACGCTATCGTGTTCTCTCCCTTTTCCAAGACAGGGAACTTCTTTGTTGTGCCAAGCGATACCTGCGTATTGAGATTGGTAGCGAATATCAGATTGCCAGCGTCATCCACGTAATACATGACCGCAGGAGTTGATTCCACGTACGTAACCACCAGTTCGCCCGTCAGCGGGTCGAGTGCCAACGTACCAATCTGCTCCTCCTCAACGCCCTCCGTATTGATTATCTCTATGGTGTTGTTGAGATTCAGCGCACCCTTGTAGCAGTTCTGTGTCTCTGCATCAAGTGTTATCGTATCTTCCAAATCAGCGATGCTTAACGTGTTATTGTTGATGGCGAACGTGATGTCGCCCGTGCCCTCGATAACTATTAACGGGAGCGCAACTTCCCATTCGTTAATCAGAGTGTCTCCGCTGTTGGCTATCTCAATAGGTGTTTCTCCCTCTTTGAGGTATCTTTGCGGCTTGGCGTTAAATTCTATCGTAGCCTGTCCGAACTGTGCCATGATATTGTCGGCGGTCAGTTCGTCCTCATACATCGCCTTGCGGAACACCGTGGGGTCGTATGTATCTTCAAGTCGCAAATAACCGACTTGAGACTTCAGCCAGTTGACAAATGCGGAAACTTGATTATGAGGTACGAATACGTCATACGGGAGCACGACATTACTGTATGCTCCCGTATCAATAATCAAGTCACCCGAACGTCCTCTGACGTTGAAACGCTCAACAACCTTTTGAGGTGCGATGTAGTTTGTCCTGTGCTCAATCACGCACCCGAAATCCGTGCTGTCCGTTCCGTTATATGTGAAGTAATCTCTCACGCCCAAACAGCCTCCTTGCGTTTCGTTGCGTCATCTATGCGGTACATAATCTCCTGTGCCAGCGAATCGACATCCTGCCCCTGCTGGGCGTAGACATTAAGCGTAACACCGCCATAGTTGCGGTTATTATTTGTGACAACGCTCTGCCCGTGGGTGTGGGCATCTCTATAGGCACGAGCCTCTGCTTTGGTAAGTACCATTTCGCCCTCGTGCAGTAGTGCGGCGTAATCATCATACGGTACGTATTCAAGACCTTGTGCGTGTCCAGTCCCAGTCGGGGGAGTACCGTAACTTCTGTAGTAAGTATTGACGTACACGTTGTACGTGCCCGACAGGTCGTTGAGTTCGTCTTGATACTTCTGTATCTTCTTCGTGGATTGCGTCAGCAGGTCAGCCTGTTCGCCAGCCGCTATCTTTTGTGCGTCCTTAACTCTGTTCCACGCATTAACGATGTCCGTTAATCCCTCGTCACTGCGACCAGCCAACGTTGCGACCATGTCCGCAGTAAGAGTTCCCTCGTCCTGCATCTGTTGCAACATGTCCTGCAATCCGTCAATGTTGCGGTTGTTGAGGTTTTGGAGATTGTCTGCGTAGTTGGTGTAGAACTCCTGTTGCGATGACAAGTTCCGCATAATGGTTTCGTATTCCATCGTGGACGCTTCTGCCACATAATCAAATCCCGATACAAGGGATTGCATATGCGACAGTGCGGATTTCTCTGCATCGTTAAACAGTTCTCTCTGCTGTTGGATGCTGTTGTTAAGCCTGTCTATTTCAGATATCGCTTCTGTTTCAGTGGCCTCTGCCGCCGAACCGAGAGCGGCTTCGTAATCGGTTATCTTGCCCGTGACCGCATCGTACTCGCCTTGCAGTATCCTTACCGCCGCTGCAAGGTCGTTAACAGTCGCCTCGTAATAGTTCGCCGCTTCTGTATCCGTGGCAAGCAGTTCCGTATATTTCTGCTCGGCTTCAGACAGTTCGTTCTTCTTCGCAGTTAACTGCTCGTTCAGTTGTATCTGCTCAACGTACAGTTCTGATAGACCACGTATCTTTTCTTCCTGTACCGCCTGTTCTGCCATAGCCATCGCCATAGCTCGCAAACCCTCGGCAGTCATCTGTGCGCCAGTCGCTACGTTAGTTAGAGCATCGGCTTCTGCATCGTAAGAAAGATTAAGACTGGGTATCGCTTGGTTGAGTTCGTCAACCATGTTCTTAATGACCGCCATGTCCGTGGCAGTCTTATTTTCTTTTTCAACAAGATTAGAGAGTACAAAGATTTGCGACTCCCATGCGGCGTTTTGTTTGGTGACCGACTCAACGCTTTCCTCGACGGCTTCTCTTGTATCTCTCGCCTGTTTAGCCAAATCCCTAGCGGCTTCAACGTCAGTCTCTATCTTGCTCCCTGCAATAAGAGCCGCCGTTCCAAGAGCGGCGATAACCACGGTTAACGCTGTGAATCCGTTAAGCACGGCGGGGGAGGTCGCTATCTCGATAACCTTTTCTATCGCACCCGACACGGCAGGGAGGTTAAGCGTTACGACAGAAGCAAACGCACCAGCCGCCGCCGTTAATGCAGAGACTGCGGTAACGACATCGGGGTTCTTCTCAACGAACTCGGTCAGTACATTAATGGCGTTAGTACCAGTCTCTGCCGCCAGCCCGATAACAGGAAGCAACTGGTCGCCGACCGCTATCTTAAGAGCGTCCACGGAGTTTTTGAACATAAGAATCTTTGACTCTGTAGTCTCAAACGCCTTGTTCGCTTCTTCTTGCAGGGCGTTGTTTGCATCCCACGCTTCGGTGGAAGTCTGTAACGCACGGGTCAGCAATTCAGTCTCGCTCTCTGCGTTAGCCAGCAGGGACACGACTTTGGTCAACCTCTGCTCGCTTATGCCTACGCTCTTAAGGTTAATAGCAAGAGAACTCTCTGCTTCTCCGAGAGATTTAATCAGCAACTGGAGTGCGCCAGTCGCATCGTCTTTCCACTTCTTCGTTAGTTCGTCAGTGGACAGACCCATAAGGTTAGCCCACTTCTGTAGTCCCTCGCCTGTGGATACAGCGGTATCAAGTTTATTGATAAGAGTCTGTAACGCAGTACCACCCATATCAGCGGCAACACCGAGGGAGGATACGGCTGTTGCCAGTCCGACCATCTGTGCTTCAGTCATTCCGACACTAGCACCAGTAGCCGCAAACCTTTGGGTCAGCAACGTTACGTTCTTTTCTGTTGTAGCAAAGTTGTTGCCCACCGCAACGATTGACGAGCCTAGTCTTGAATACTCGTCAGAGGTCATGCCCGTAACGGACGCCAACTGCGCCAGTGACGTAGCGGCTTCTTCTGCGGAGAAGTTTGTCGTTACGCCCATCATCGCCATAACTTCAGTAAACGCTTCAATGTCATCAGACGCAACGCCCAACTGTCCAGCGGCTTCGGCTATTTTGGTCAGTTCCTCTGTGGTAATCGGAATCGTGGTGCTCAACCGTTTCAGTCTAGTACCAAACGCCTCAATCTCGTCCGCTGTCATGTTGGTGGTCTTTTGAACTTTGGTGAGGTTGGCTTCAAAGGCTATGGAACTCTGTGCGCTTTGCTTCAGTACATCATACAGTTTCTCAAATGCTTGATTAACTTTGTCCTGCACCAACTGCGCCATAATTTTCAACTCATCACTTACATCTTCAAGTGACAGTTGCATGGCTGACAGCGGGTCTTGCATAACACGAACGCTGTTCGTCAGTTTTTGAAGTTCGTCATCAGTTTTAACGATTTGGGCAGAGACGTTATTGTAGTCTTTTTGCGCTTTATCTAACTGTATTCCGTGGTTCTTCTGTGCTTCTGTGCCAGCCGCCAAGTCATCATTGAACTGGTCAAGTACCGCCTGTAATTCCTCGAGCGTTACTTTAGACTTGGACTGTCCAGAAGCAAGCAGTTTGTATGCATCGTTTAGTTCGTCAAGGACTTCCTCGCTCTCGGCGTTAGCCTTTGACTGGTCTTGCATAGCCTTATTGATATCTTCAATACGGTCAGCATACAGTTTTTGCTCTTTAATGAGCGTATCGAGAATCCCTTGCTGTGCCTTTTCTTTTTTCATCAAGGCTTCTAGTGTATAGCCTTGATTATTGTACTGGGTATTAAGCAGGTTAATCTCTGACCTATACTCGGCTAACGAGGCTTTGCACGCATCAATAGACCGCCGCCATTCCTGTTCCCCGTGTAGGCTTATATAGGTATCAATGGTTCTGTCTGCCATTGCGCTTCTCCGTGCGATTCATAAGTGTGTTGTTGATTTCCAGTACCTCACCAACAGGCAACAGCAACGCCTCTTTAACGCTCATGCCCATGCTCAAAGCCACGCCTAGAAATCTTGCTCTGTTGATTCGGTTTCCCTTTTTGTTTTTTTTTGGAGTTCCATCAACACTTCATCTATTTCTTCATCCTCATCCGTTTCCACTTCCAGCCCTTTCTTGATAGTCTCAACCACTATCTTGATAACATCGGGCAGTTGCTTTATGGACAGGAGATGTCTCACTCGTTCTTCAGTTAAGTAGTTTTTCTTGTCCTCGCCCATGTATCTTCTGACGAGTTCTCCCTGTAGGGAAAGTTCCGCCAAAAACCACACGGCGGTATCAAATGCATCTTTAGACCCACTCAACAGCAAGGAAAAATATCCATCGGGGAACTTCTCCATCGCCTTGAAATGGGCGTCTGCATTATATAAATATGTATAATCATTAAGGTTAATCATGCCCATTAACTCCTAACCTAATATGCCTGTAAGGGGAGCAGTCCATTACGGATTGCTCCCCTTTTTACGTTATGAAAAGATGATTGCGATTTCGTGGTCTGCGGCGAGGGAAGCAAGTGAATACTTGTTGTTCGCAACAGAAGACTTCTTCTCCGTTCCGTTATCATACAGAGCGGTAAGAGTACCAGTGATAGCAATCTCAAATGTCTCACCAGCAGGTGCGGCGATGACGCCAACAGGGGAAGCGACCTTAGTAGTGCCGTTAGCACCCTGCACCATGATGCTGATGTTGTAGGTGGACGCTGTTCCTATCTTTGCGTCTACCCAAGCCTTTGCCGCCGCTTCATTGTCGAACTCCTTAATGAGATACCATTTGCCATAAGCGGGAGCGGCGATGCGGAGGTTAAGAGGCTGTGTTCCAAACGAAATGGAACTGCCCTTTGTCGTGCCAGTCCAATCGGGTAGGGACGCTTTCGCTTTTGGGAAAAAGTATGCACGATACTTTCTCTCGCCATGCACCATAAGGACTTGATAGCCACCGATTCCTCCGTAGGGAGCGGTATCTTCCGAGCCAACGGACATTTCGCCGCTGTCATAAACCGCACCGTAAAGAGTCGCTTGATTCTGAAGCGAGATGTTATCGACTTCCATTGTGAGTTCAGCCGAAACAAACTCCGCTACATACTCTGCAAGCATATCGTTGGCATACAGTTCTGCCTCTGCGTTCGTTACTGTGAGGTTAGCAGATACCGCCTTACCGAGTTCGATACCCGTACTGTAGGTCGGGATTGCATCGGACGGTTCAGAACTCATCTGTGCCCACGCAACGTATTTCAGACCAATACTTGCCATGTTTGTCTCCTTGTTAGTATTTATTTATGAAATCTTCAAAGAATATTTTTTCTGCGGCACGGACGGCTTCGCCCGATGCTCTGTTAATTGCAGTCTTGATGAACGGACGTGGCTTTTGTATCCACGGCTTTCCGTTCAAACTGCCCCTCCTCATGTGTAATGCACCGTACTCGTTGTAGAACGCTATAGCACCAAGCCGCACACCGTGTTGCGAGCCTTTAAATATAACGTTCGTGTGCCACATGTTCTCATTGCGGTTTTTCTTCATGCGTCCAACCGCAATCGCTTGTGCTACACCAGTAGCCTCGTCATAGTAGTTACCAGTATTGACAGACAGCATAGAACGTGCCGTCTGCCTTTCTGCTTCTGCTATGATTTCTGCTTCTGCTTGCAACATCTTTTTCTGCACGTCAGCGGGTATCTGCATTATCTTATCCAAATACGGAGTAATGTTGTCCGTGTAGGAAAAAGCAATGTTCCTAGATAATTTCGGCATCTAAATATTCCTCTACCTCAAACTCAAACACAATGTGTTGCATGTGCTCGTCAGACACGTCCAACTCCGTTGGGTATGTGAATCCTGCGGACTGCAACGCCGCCTTGATTTGCTTACGTAACTTAACGGTGTTTTGAGTAACAGGGCAGTAGAAGTGAAGCGAGATGTCGTTGATTCCGTACTGTGCAAAATCATTTGCGAACATATCGGGAAGCACATCAATCAAGAACACAAAGTATGCTTGTTCATCGCTGGTAAAAGTGTTAGCGTACACGGGGTATCCCGTAAAGGCAAGGGCATCAACTATCCTCTTGTTAACGGAATCGCTCATGCCTCAACCACCCGCCTAACCTTAAGTTCCAAAAACTTCCTTTGGTTCTTCGCATTGTTAACGTTGATGATTTCAAATGCGTGTTCGTCATCGAACGGGTCACCGTAAAGCCAAACCCTGTCACGCACCGAAATCTTGTTGGTGTAACGCATCGTAATCGTTGCGTTCTCCTTAACGTCAATGCTGTCGTACTGATTCACTTCCGCTCCTGCGGCATTTATCCAGTAGCACCACACATAATCGGGGAAAATGTCATTCCATGTCTTAACGGAATAACCCTCTGAATCTACACTCTCCACCAGCCGCTTAACGCGAACTTTAGAGGACATATTTCCAGTCGTACTTGAAAGTGCCATTAGAACCACCACTCCTTGTACTGCTTGATTAGGTTATCAAAGGCGTGCTGGGCGGCTACCTCATTGATACGGCTTCCTATCTGTACCGCTTCACGGTTGTTGTACCAGTGACCGATAAGCATCAGAATAGCCTGTCTCAATGCAAACGGTAGCATCGTGTAACCCGCCTCGTAAGTAACAGCAATCGGGTCAGTGCTGTTCAGTTCCTCAACGGACGGAATGTTTGAGAAGGTGACTATGGCGTCTCTCGACAACCGCATATCGCTTGCGGGTATCTCGTGTTCTGTTCCGTTCTTGTCCGTATAGGACGCCGACACCAGCCTTATGATTGGGGTTCTCGGCAGTCTTGCAGGCTCAAAGGTTCTCGGGTAGGCGGTAACGGTTTGCACCGCCAACGCCCGCCCTGTAGCGTTTTCGCAGAACTCACGAGCCGCAGTTATCATCGGAATAATAACAGCATCATCTTCCGAATCATCGCCCACTATTGTACGCAGGTAAACCTTTGCATCGTTAAGTGAGACGGGTTCAAAGATTGGCTGTGTAGTTACTGCGAAATCCATTACTCTACCTTTTTACCTTTCTTCTTGGGAGCGGGTTTTTCTTCCGCTGGCTCGGCTTCGGGTTTTTCCTCAACGAGTTCGGCATATCCAGCATCAACGAGGGGCTTTGCGAAGTCCTTATCGAACTCCGCAACGTCACCTACGCCGAAAACGCCTTTGGCACTAGCGGACACCGCTTTAAACTTAATCCTCATGGCAACCTCCGTTAAGAGGCAGATGCCATGATTCCAGCCGCTACGAGAGCGTCAATCAGAGCGTCAAACTCTGCTTTGGTGGGGGCGGTGGAAGCCGCCTTTGCCACGTTAGCCGCCATCTTGACTATTCCAGCCGCCTCTGTGGTAGCGGCGGGGAATGTGACGGACGCTCCGTCTGCGACCTCAAGAGTACCGCCGATGTGGAGAGTATCTCCACCATCGGTCATGTAGTTCTTACCGTTATACTGTGCCATGATGTACCTCCTTAAACTGCAACGATTTTTGCAACGGAGGAATCCTGCACCACGGGAACGACATCAGTGGAGTAGAAATCAAGGGTGATTCCGTCCAGTTCGATGTTGGCGGTCTTTCTCTTATAGTTGACCTTGATAAATTCAGCACCATTACCGAGGGGGCAGTCGAGGATTATCGTGCCCTCGGACTTGCCAGTGGCGGTGTAGCCGCTGTCGCCGAGAGAAACGATGTCCACGAAATCTCCGCTCGCTGTGGCACAACCAG